TTGCCATATTTAAAATCCTCCTTAATCTACAAAACCATCAAACAAATGTCCGTATCTGTTTGTGAGTTCATTTTCTGTGCTATATTTATTTACATTGGTTGAAGTTGGGTTATATGAAAAAGTCTTTTTGTTATTAGAATTCATAAGTACATCACCAGACAGCATCGTGAGATCCTTATCAAGTTTTTCTAAATCGACATCTTCGTAATTTTCGAGTTTTGCCTTAAAATAAATGAACTCTGGAGCCTTACCGATTTTCTTTTCAAATCGTTCCAGAGTTTCTTTAACAGCCTCAATATGAGATTGTTTTGCTTTTTCTGCTTCAATGGCTTCAAATTTATCCAGTTTTTCTTTCACCACTGAATAAGAATTTTGCAAAGTTTCAAAATCACTTTGTAACTTTGTGTACTTTGTTTCTATTTCACCAGAAACTTCTTTGATTTTTTCATCTAACTTTACCTGATAGTCTGCAGCATACTTTTTACTCAAAGTATCATTGATTTCATTGTAAATTGCAGTTAGATGTGAAACTTCCTCAGCCTTTTCTGTAAAAGTAATATCACCCTCTGTTTTTGTATTCCAATTGATGACTGGATCACCGTCATTAGAATTTACATACTCAACAGAGTAAAGTTTGTATCCATCTTCTTTATCAAACACATAAATCTTAGCTTCATCTGCTGATAAAAGTTCATATCTGACACAATCATTACCTTCACATTTAATGTCTGAAAGAAGAGCAGTAAATTTAGTTAAATCCATCTTGTTTTCTCCTTCCATATGTGGATTGTTATTTGTTGCGTTATTTTGAACAATGGTAGTAGTACCATCTGATTCATATTGTTTTATTTTTTCTAACATCAGTTCAAAGTTCTGTTTGAATTTATCTGTATCAATAGAAAAAGCCTTCATTTTCTCAACTCTACAAGATGGAAAACAAGGGCGAACATTCTTATCCGGATCAGATGATTTGTTGAGTAAACACAATGCGCTAAATGTAAAATCATCTATAGCAAGTACATCATTGTTTTTCCAATGATATTCATTGATTGATAATTCACAGCTCTGATTAAAATAAATATCATCACTATAAGCTGCATCCATGATATTATACCTGCCGACCCATAAGATAATCTGGCATGTTAGGTATGTATTCACGGTTTCTCCGTCGGCTTCGAGTACTTCCTCTAATTGTAAGTTAGATGACTCTGGAATTACCCCGAAAGGAATACATTCGTTTACAATATCAAATGATATATTTGTGATAACCCATTTAGAATCATGCCCACCAACACGCCATTTATTATTGTCTTCTGGATCACGATATAAGTGGGCAACAACAGGTTTATTATAAAATTCACCTCTCGCCATAGCTTTTTGTACAGATTCTAAAGTAATGTCAGAACCATTAACATTGTCGCCAGTAGCAAGCATATAACATTTACATCTAATAAATTCTTGATTAACAATTTCAAAATCAGATAACTTTGAAGTAAATCCTAATGTCTGATTTTTATTAAATTTCAATTATTAGTTTCCTCCTTCCATACATACTTAGAAACATAAATTTTTCTGCAATAAAAAAGAACCTTGCTCAAATTTTGAGTTAAGTTCTTTCATCAATTCATTCGTTTGTATAAAAACGAACACTTCTTTATTGTCTATGGTTCTTTTTGTATATTTAAAACCAAGCGATAGGAGAGTATCGGCTTGATTCTGATTTAAAATTATTACTTCGCCTATATCAATCACCTGCATCTTTCTTTGGTTCTAATAATTTATCCAACTCAAAATATCGGATAAGTGCTTTGCTGGATGTTTCACGAGAATCACCAGCTTCAGAAGAGTATTGCAACCAATTAAAAAACATATCCATAGGCATATCTTTATAATCTATTGGTTCACCACATTTTTCGCACCCATAAAATCTAAAATGATCTTTATACACACCTGTTAAAACTGGCGGTACAGATTCATTTCTATTTTGACAACAGTTAATATGCTCTTTTGTCAAAGCCCCATAATAGCTTAATTTAATATCATTACCACATTTTTTGCACTTCAATTTTAAATTCTCCAATCTATATTGTGTCTTTTCTGTCTGTATGATATAATTTAAATCAAATTCTTTGAAAGAAGGTATATCGTTATGAAATGCCCCAATTGTGAAATTGAAATGAAATTTATTCAAAATGAAGTTTTCTTGAAAAATTCAGTAACACATAAGGGTGATGGATTCTTAATTAGTGATAGGCAAAGTAGCATACATGCCGATATATATGTTTGTTCTAAGTGTGGATTGATTCAACAATATATTCCGAAAGATGAATTAAAATATTTAGAAAATTTATGAATATAATCAAATGCGATTATCAGGATCGTTTGTGCCATTTTCACGAGTTGCTTCACCTGCAGCACTTAAATCGCCGTCATCCATAGTAGGTCTGCCACCATCATCAGATTTATCCCCAGATGCTGATGTGGTATAAGATGATTTTAAAGGATTCCATAAATCAAATATATCCTTAAACATCTTACCTTCATGAAGTGTGTTACCAATCATAGCAGAGGGTGATATACCACTTGCTGCACATAATCGTTCTTTATTTGGTGTGCTTGCCTGTGCTAATTTTAATTCTTTATTGATTACATCTGCTTCATTGAAAATGGTTATGTCTAATATTTTATAAACAAACTGATATGAAGGATAAATATATTTACGCAGTTTCATTTGCAAACTCATCCAATTTTCCAACATACGGTAAATTCTAAAAATATCAGCACTATCATTTGTGATTGATAATTTCAATTCGGAACCGCTAGAAGCACCAGACATAAGGGCTTCACTAACACCTTGATTCGCATACATTTGAGTAGTAGCATCTGCAACTTTATCTCTATCATCAGAATTACTTGATGAAAATTCCACAGATTTAACTTCCCCAGGATAGGGAAGTACCCCGATATTTTCTTGTACAACATTAAGAGCAGTTTCTACATAAGGAGTAAGCATACCATCATCCATAGTTACTTCTCCGTCTTTCATTGGAACAGGTAGAACTAATAACTTGTACGCATCATTTACAGCCTTGCTTTTTGCCAAGTCCTTATATTCATCAATCAAAAGAATGTCTGCAATCATCGGGAAAAACGGTGGAAATAGATGAAGAAAATTACTATTATACTTTATACAAAATCCATTTTCATAAGGAATATCTACAAGGTTATTTAAAGATATGTTTTTTGATTGTTCTAATAGATTTTGTAATTCACATGGAAGGGTATCATAATATGCATTAGATAAAAGACTTCTATTTATAGCAAATTCATAGACATTTCCATTAACAATTTTTCTGATTTCACAATATCTGGGGTCAAGAAAGAAATAAGATATATCCAAATCTGTCTCTATAATAAATGCAAAGCAAGCATCATTTAAATACATTCTCTTTGTAATGTCATGTATATTATTTCCCAGGTTATATTTGCTTGCTTGAGAAGCAAACTTGATAAAGGCTTTTTTGTATGTATTTTCATTGACTTTAAGAAAAGATATATCCGTAATTTCTTTATCTATATAGTAATTTAATTTTGGCATGTTGGAAAAGTAGTCTATGAGTCTTCGCATATATCCTGATTTCTGATACATATAATCCATTAGTTTCAATATTTGCGTTCCATATCGCTCTGGATATTGACACATATTTAAAATTTGCTGTCTTGAAAATCCACAAATGCGTTGTGGACGGATAGACTTGTTTAAAGCCAACTCAGATAATACCAATCGTTTAATAACTGCAAAATCCATAGTTTTTGACTTACCAGATGTAAAATTATTAAATGCTTGTTTGTCTGAACTATATATTTCTGATGCTTGTTCATCTGTTATAGTAATTGATTCAGATTTATTTTGTTCTGTACTTATTTATCTCACCTTCTTCCCTTTTGTGACTTATGAAATTTAGTATGATCTTACTATAGATGGTCTTCGTGCCATTGATAGGATGTTTTTGCAATTATTAGAGCTTTTGGATTTAATAGCACTACAATATTCTGTAATATAAAATATCAGATAACTTAATGCGGAAAAACGGTCTTTATCTACTTTTTTCACGACTTTTTCTACTGATAAAGCACCATTTGTCATATGCTTTAATTTTAAGTTTGCTATTTCCTCAAATAATAAATCAGTTTGTATGTAGGGCAATACTCGTAAATCCATATTTTGTTTATCTTTAGGAGAAAAATCAATGTCTTGCTTTTTCTCAAGTAGTTTTAATTTGCCACTTTCAACAGCATCTATAAAATCTGCAACTACTTTACTCTGAAAATGCTGTGCTTTCATATCAAACAAACATTTTTCAGCATCTCTAACTTCTGGCTGATTATCGGTGTTCATTGTGTTCCAGCATCCAAGATATTCTCCAGTAATCGGATCATAAGATTCCTTTAATAATTCATCTATCAATCCTGCACCCAATCCATTTCCATCTGCAATAACTGCTTTTGCAAGGAAGTTCTTTTTTGTTTTTTTCACTAAACATGCTTGTGCCGAAAAGTTCATCGCATTAGATACTGTCATAATATTTGGAATTTCAATAGATACAATTCTGTTAGATTCCTTATTTCGTACAACTCGTCCAATTGCAATAGAAGATTGGTTATTTGTTGCTTTCTGGCTACGAGCAACGTCAACCCCAAGATAGAATTCTTCATCTAATTTGTTGAAATTAATCATTGGTGTGGTCAACGTCCGGCAATTCATTAATTTATTTATATCAACTAATGCACCGTCTGAAGAACCGACCCATTCTTGTTCATAGTTTTGTGCGAAAGCAATAGGAGATGAGGTGCTTTTTTTCCTTAATATCTGACTTTTGTTACTACCTCTGCCATACCAACATGGTAACATCCAACTTGCACCAAGAACGATTTGCCCTTTCAATTCGCACATATTATCATACATATCTATAGAGCGTTGGTATTCATCAGAACCACGGAAACCAGATGTGGTGAAGAAATGTATTTGTTGATTTAGTTCTTGTGGATCTACGAGAGCCATTTTGCCCACAGTGTATCTAGGAACCTCAGTTACAGGTTCAAGAGCATCTTGATATAATTCGTTATTTAAAAGAGCAGCTTCTTCAATTTTTAATCTTCTTCGTCTTTGTCCCTTAGTTGTCTGGGCATTTGCAATAGCATCTATAGAACTTCCGTTTTTAAACTGAATTAGCGCATCACCTTTAATAAATTTAGGTTCTTTTTCTAATTCGTTTTCAATAAGAGGGAATTTATTTCGGATTTCATTGAATTTTGATTTTAATAAATCTGCTGCATTTTCCTTTGTCTGAGCTGAAATTGCAAGTTCAATTTGCGGAAAGAGAATAGCGACTATAACACAAGATAAGACTTCATTAAATGTTTTAGCATATCCACGACTGAATGTACCATACATATTCATGAATCGTACATCAGACCTCAAAAAAACTCTTTGGTCAAAATGCATATTAAAATTGCTTTTTTCAGTACGTAATAAATCTATGAAAAGATCTGGATACCATCTTGCCCAGCTAATAAATTCATAGTAGTTATATAAGTTTTTTCCAAATACAGAATCGTTTTGTATAGCAAGTATTCTTTCTTTAATTGACTCATCAGTCATTAGATGAAAATCACTCATCTGCATCGTCCTCACTTCCATCTGATAAGTCATCGTAATCGCTTGGCAATACAATAAATTTCTCTATATTTGGTCTGTTTTTTAGCATAGTGTCATTAGCTTCTGTAAATACACCATTTGGATCACCATATTGCCTTAGATATTCTTCCATTTTATCATCATAAAATTTGTAGATATCTTTGTATTCTATTGGTGGCAATCCTTTAAGTTTTCGAGCATAACTTATATAACAATAAATATTGAAATCTGGAGCATCATGTGGTTGTGTTTTGTATTTCGGCAATATATTGATTACATCTGTTGCTTGCTCAATAGCCAATGTTAATTCACTAAAACTATTTACACCTTTTTGAAGGTCAGCAGCAGATAATTGTTTCGGAGTTAATTTTCCGTTTGATGCTGCATTTTGTGCCGCATCATACCACTTTTTTGCTTCATCTACATTACCAGCGGCAGTAGCCATCTCTTCTTTTACTTTGAAACGAACATAGGTTACAAGAGCTTCTTGGTGCAGATTTGTTTGCAAAGTATAATTAAGTTTAAGTTTTTCGTATTTTTCATACATTTTTTTATACTCAACAGTAGTATAGCCATCCCCAAATAAATCTTTTATATTATCTGTAACTTCAAAATCGTCAATATTTGAATAGTGTTTGTTTTGATTTTGTTTAGATATATGTGAAGATTTATTATTTCGTAAACACTGATTAAGCAAATGAGAATACCTATTTATAATTTCATCTTTTTCCTTTTTAGTGCGGTTGCTGTTCTGATGAATGAATCCTTCTTTTTCTGCATCAGAGTATGATTTCGCTTTATCCTGCCTCATCGCCACCAGTGTAAAATATTTCTGCAATATCTCGTATCCATGTAGTGACACTTCTTCATCACTCAGGTAACTGTTTTCTTTCTTGACAGATTCCTCGGAAGAGAAGAGTAGGTCAAAATATAGAGGTTTATCAATATTTCTAAGCAAGTCCTTAAATTTATCAAAATCAATTCTTCCATCCTCAGCTAGAACAGAAGTCTTGCAACATTCTTTACAAACAGGTATACGTTCATCCAGAGAATACATAGGGGATCTGCTATAATAAAAATCGGTAAGATTCTTTTCTTCGTGACAGCATGTGCATACCTTTTTCCCCTTTTGCTGATTGGCTGGCAACGGTTTATTGCCAGATGTTTTAGATTTTGTTCTTGGCATGTTGTCGCCATCCTTTCATTTCTTTAGATTTTGTGTTATAATTCAAATTAAAAAGACAGCCATGATGACTGTTTGAAAGCACATAGAGAGAATTGGACTCTCATTATTCGAGTGGAATCGAATATCTTACCATTAGACGATATGTGTGGGAAAGAAATATAAAATTATAAGTTAAAGTAATTGCGAATATTTTATTTCCATAGTAAAATATAATTATTAAAATTGTTTGGAGGTGCTAATATGATTTCAAATGAAAAAGAACTTATGAACAGAGAAAATGCTGGATTTCAGGCAATGGAAAATGGTGATTGGAGAATGGCATATGATTGTTTTAATGATTGCCTTGAATATTTAAAATATTACGAGGCGTGGAGAGAAGATGATATTGCCAAGTTCCAAAAACTTGTTACTCGCTGTAGAGAAATGTTCTGGTAATTTTAACATATACACCCAATGAAACAATTCATTCAAGCGTATTATTCATAAATGGGGGTGTTTATTAATGAATGATAACGAAATAAATTATATTCGAGATGAGATGAAAGATAATATATCAATCAGAAATAAGTTGCTAACATTTTGTTTTACTTCAGTAATTACAACCATTGGCTTTGGATTGAATAATTTTGACACTATACCCTATTATATGTACATCATACCTGTTTTTATCACTTTTATTTTCTCATGCCGAATAACATATTACAAAGATAAATATTGTAAATTATATGCCTATGCCAAATACCTTAATGAATATATGACCAATTATGAAGAAAAATATAAAAATGTCTC